CATTGATCGGCGCAACGAATAACTATGGCTTCTTAGCTAGTAATACCGCAGCGATAACAGCAGGAAAAACTTCCTTTGGTTTTTATAGCGCGTCAAATATTGCAACTGGCGGCGGCACTACTTGGAATTTTTATGCGGCCGGCACCGCGCCCAATCTCTTCGCAGGTACTACAATTGTCGGAACGGCCGCATTGGCTACTACGGCAACTGACGGTTTCCTTTACATACCGTCTTGCGCCGGCGCGCCTACGGGAGTTCCGACGGCTTATTCTGGCCGCACACCCATGATCTATGACACCACCACCAATAGATTTTATATCTATAACGGCGGCTGGAAAAACGTCACTCTGACTTGATGGAGCTTATAGTGCCTAACACACATTCTTGGGCAATCCATAAGCTGGATTGTTACACGTCACGTAACGGCAAAAACAATGTTGTCCGTGAAATATATTGGTGGCGAAAAGCCACCGACGTAGATGGACACGCCGCAGACATTTATGGGTCTACGCCAGTAGAATACGATGAAGCTTCTACTTTTGTGCCGTTTGATGAATTAACGCCAACTCTTGTGGAGTCTTGGCTCGTAGAAGTTATTGGCGCAGAAGCCATATCCAAGCTCGATCTTGCACTAGACGACATGCTTCGCGTCAAAAACAGTCCGGTTGTGGTTTCGCCGGGTCTACCGTGGAATGAGTAAAAGTATGGATAGACTTTCTATTGAACTATCCGTCAGCGCGTGGAACACGATTATGAACGCGCTGGCGCAACGCCCTTTCGCTGAAGTCGTTGATCTTATTACAGAGATCAAAGCCCAAGGTGAAGCTAAGCTCAACCACAAGGTTGACAATAACAACGGTAAAGAGTAAGTGTAAAGAACCGACTAGCCGTATAGCTAGGCATAGGAGACTTTATGTCTGATGAGGAACAGGCTGTAGCGGAGATCAGCCCCGCGCCGGAACCGGAAGCTACGGCAGCACCGGTTACTGTTGAGACGACGCCGGAGGAACAGCAGCCTACAAAATCGTTCACTCAGGAAGAGTTGGACGCGATTGTAAGCAAGCGCCTTGCAAGAGAACAGCGTAAGTGGGAAAGAGAGCAGGCCCAGCGGCTTGCGGAGTTACAGGCCCCAAAGCCCGTAGCCCCTCCTGCGGACCCGAATGATTTTGAGACTGCTCAGCAGTATGCCGAGGCATTGGCTGAGCAGAAGGCTCAAGAGCTTTTGGCAAAGCGCGAGGCCGCAAAGCAGCAGGAAGCTATCGTTGAGGCATATAGAGACCGCGAAGAGGCAATTCGGGATCGATACGACGACTTTGAACAAGTCGCCTATAACCCGAGTCTGCCCGTAACGGACTTTATGGCTCAGGCCATTCAGGCGTCTGACATTGGTCCCGAAGTCATCTATTGGCTAGGGTCCAACCCGGCAGAAGCCCGACGGATTTCCAGCTTGCCGCCGATCTTGCAGGCAAAGGAGATCGGTACGATTGAAGCCAAACTGGCTGTCAATCCGCCGGTCAAGAAGACATCATCCGCTCCGGCGCCGATTGCGCCTGTTGCGGCTCGTTCTTCGGGGGCTCCGGCGTATGACACGACGGACCCGAGATCGTTGAAGTCCATGTCCACGTCGGAATGGATCGAAGCGGAGCGGCTGCGGCAGATCAAGAAGCTGGAAGCACAACGTAGATAAGGAACTCAACCGTGAGCAATTCGCTTCTTACGATTGACATGATTACTCGCAAGTCCCTTGAAATGCTTGAGAATAATCTTGTCCTGACCCGCACCGTAAACCGCCAGTATGACGACAGCTTTGCCGTCGAGGGCGCCAAGATCGGCTCGACCCTCCGCATCCGTCTGCCCGACCGCGCTCTGGTCACGGACGGCGCGGCGCTTCAGGTTCAGGACGACAACGAGCAGTATACCACGCTCGCGGTCTCCAGCCAGAAGCACATCGGCGTCAACTTCACGACCGCCGAGCTGACGATGCAGTTGGACGACTTCGCCGACCGCGTTCTCAAGCCTCGTATTTCGCAGCTCGCCGCTTCTATCGACGCGGACGTTGCGAACAGCTTCAAATATATCGGCAACTCGGTCGGCACGCCCGGCACGACGCCGGCGACCTCGCTGGTTCTGCTTCAGGCCCAGCAGAAGCTGAACGAGAATGCCGCTGTCATGTCGCCGCGCTACGCGACGGTTAACCCGGCTGCGAACGCCGCGCTGATCGAGGGCATGAAGGGTCTCTTTAACCCGGTCTCGGCCATCTCGAAGCAGTTCAAGAACGGTATGTTCGGTGAAGGCATCCTCGGCTATGACGAGCTGAATATGTCGCAGTCGATCAAGCAGTTCACGACTGGCTCGCGCACCGGCACCGTTACGGTCAACGCGACCGTTTCGACCGAAGGCTCGACGACTGTCGTCCTGACGGGTCTTGGCTCGACGACGATCAAGGCCGGTGACGTGTTCACGATTGCCGACTGCTTTGCCGTCAATCCGCAGACCCGTGAATCGACCGGCTCGCTGTTCCAGTTCGTCGCTCTGGCGGACGTCACGGCGTCCACGACGGCCACGGTTCAGGTTAATGCGATGTATTCGTCCGGTCAGGCGCTTGCCACGGTTGATGCTCTGCCGGTGTCCGGCAAGGCTGTGACCTTCGTCGGCGCTGCTTCGACGCAGTATCCGCAGAACCTGATCTACCACAAGGACGCGATTGCGTTCGCCACCGCCGACCTGCTTATGCCGCAGGGCGTCGATATGGCGTCGCGTCAGGTCCACAACGGCATCTCGCTCCGTATTGTTCGTCAGTATGACATCAATAACGACCGACTGCCCTGCCGTATTGACGTTCTGTATGGCTACAGCGTCATTCGTCCGCAGATGGCCGTCCGTCTTTGGGGCTAACAGAGTGGGCTTCGGCCCACTCTTCTCAATTCAAGGAGTTCTGAACCATGGCTATCACTACTCAGGGCGCGTCCTATCCGCTCGAATCCTTTGGCCCGACGCCCCCGCTTTCGCAGGGAACGGGCGGCTATCAGGTTGGCGCCGGCAACGGCGGCGATATGCTGTTCCGCGTCACGCCGGCGCCGGCGACCGCCACTGTGTCGGCCACGCTTACGGGCGATCAGGTCATCACCGGTCTGATCCTTGGCTCGCCGGGTTCGTCGGCGGCGTCGTATCAGCTTCCGACGGTCGCGGCGCTCGAAACGGCGCTTCCGTCGTCGGCCAAGACCGGCGCGACGATTGACTTCTCGGTTCTCAACGTCGATGGCTCCGGTTCGGGCGTCATTACGCTGACGACCAACACGGGCTGGACGCTTGCGGGCCTTATGACGGTTGTGGCTACGGCTGGCACCGCGCAGGCGTTCCGCGCCCGCAAGACCGGTTCCGGCACCTGGACGCTTTATCGCGTCGCGTAAAAGGAGAGGGCAATGCCTAACACTAAACCTGTCGGCGTTGCCTTCTCTGATCCCGAGCTTGTAAGTGGCACGACCATTTCAGGCGCGACGATCAGTGGAAGCACGCTCACTACTGCCACCGTCTCTGGCACGGGCACGTTTACGACTCTGGCCGTAGATGTCGCCAAGCCCGCAGCAGCCGGGTCTACCCGCGCCGATGCGACGTCCATGACGGCGTCGTTTAACTGGGTCACGGCTGCGGATGCCACCAAGGGTGTCGTTATTCCGGCTCCTACGGCTGGCCGCATCATTATCGTCAAAAACGATGATACGGCTAACGCCATTCTGAAAGTCTATGCTCCGGGTAGCGCCAAGATTAACGGCGTTGCTGGCTCGACGGCGTTCAGCATGGCTGCCAAGACGGCCTGTTTGTTTGTGGCGTATGATACGACGGACTGGTTCTCGGTTCCGCTTGTAGCGTCCTGATTTAATAGCTCCTCGGCCACGGCCGGGGGGCTTACCACAGGTGGAAAATGGCGGTAATTTATCTGCGTCACCCCGAGCATGGGGTGAAAGTCGCGACGATGGATCTAGAGGCTGAATATGACGAGCAGAATGGTTGGGAGCGTTTTGACCTTTGTGATCCTCCTGCTCAGCGTCGCGGGCGGCGCCGCACAGACCTACACGCAGATGCAGTGGGGGATGAACAAGGGAGTAACGCCCTACGCATTCGGCGCGAATATTAACGGAACGTGGCGTGATCTGGGG